CACCCAACACAAAAACCAGTAGCATTAATGGAATACTTAATTAAAACATATACAAATGAGGGTGAATTAGTTTTAGACTTCACAATGGGTAGTGGAACAACAGGTGTAGCTTGTAAGAATTTAAATAGAGATTTTATTGGTATAGAACTAGATGAAGATTATTTCAAGATAGCTAAGGAGAGAATAAATGAACAAGTATGATAGAACTATCCAAGGGAAAGACAACAACACTAGCATAGTAGATGTCTATAGTGTACTAAAAGCTTTTGATGTAAAATGTCCTGCACTACAGCAGGAGATTAAAAGAATCTGAAAGTTTTAAACACATAATACTCTAAATAGAGTCTATTAAATGCAAGAACAATGCAGTAGTTTATCAGATGATAAATGAGCTTAATTAGAAAGGAACGGCCTTATGGAATATTATTTTTTGTACTATTCGTGGAATAAGTACAGGTATGTTGCAACCATATAGGTTCTCTTTAGGGTATTAATTAAAAAAAAGGATAAGTGATGATAACTATAGATGATTTAATTAGAGCCAAAGAATCGTTAGACAAACAAAAACCAAAAAAACTTTATTTGGTGTATACGCAGAAGACAGCAGAATATATGGCCAAGGTAGGACTAGCAGTAAAAGATGAGAATGGTACTTACTGGGCATATGGTACAGAAATTAAAATAATAAAAGAGATATAAGTGCATAACAATTTAAAACCAAAGGATAAACAATGACATTAGATTATGAAGAGTATTGTGTAAAATATGGACTAGATGAATTAGATGAATTTCTAATTGATAATGATCTAACAAATGATGAACAAGATGAATGGCTCAATGAAGCTTATGAATGCTATGTAAGTGAATATCAATGTAGAGCTTATGATAATTATCGCGACGAACAATTAATGGAAGGATAAATAATGAATAAATCAATAGAGTTGGGTAAAAGCCAAATAGAAAGTTTGATGAATGGAAGCACATCCCTTATAGTACCTATAGATATAAATAAATTTATTGACTTAGAAATAAGAGAAGATATGATTAGTTATGAAACTAAAACGCCTGATGACGAGCATATAAGTGGTTATTTTACCAATGAATACATACTAGAGTTTATTAAATACGCTTCTTCATTACAAGCTGGAGATAAAGACGTGTTTGTTAAGGAAGAGTTTGACCAAAAAGAAATGATGCCATACCCTGCTTATAAAGCAGATTTTGAGCCTACTGGAACAATATTAGATGACATACCTTGGCGACCAGCTTCACAAATAACAAAAGAACAAAGTCGTTTTAGTATAGATATTGAAGATGCTAGAGTTGTTAGGGTTCAGGACATTGAGTATTATGATGGTTTTGGTATATCGTGTCCTTGTTTATCTGAGTTTCTTATATGGTTCAATAAGTTAATGGAAGAATACAATGAGGGCGTGAAGTATGAAGATAGTCCTTATGTATTTCTATATGATGTAAAAGTTACAACAAAAGAGTTTTACAAAGAAACAAAGGATAAATAATGAAGAAATTAAAATTAGAAGAAACAATAGTTAATATGGTTCTTAATCCTAACAAGAAATTTAGGTTAGAACATTGGAGTTTAAATAGTGATACCTTTGATGATGAGTATATCTATTGGTGTGACAAGTATAAGAGGTTTAGAGGCAATGGTAATATTGATGAAGATATAAATGATTACTGTACAGAAAGAGATGGTTGGGTTGAATATAGGGGAGAACAATGAAACTAGTAATTAGAAAGAAAGATAATTATAATTTTATCTTAGCAGATAAATTAGATAAACCAAAGATATATACTATGGCTGGTAAAGATATTATTAGTAACTATGATAATCATAAGGGAAGTAAAGAATGAAATACATATTAACCGAAAAAGAATATAGTGATCTACAAAATAACTATGCTATAGCTTGCAATCAAAAAGATAAGATATTTAATCTTGAAGAAATAATTAGCGGTAAAGATGCATGGATTAATGTCATAGAATCAAAGCTTAAAGATAAGGATAGACAAATTAAATCTCTTGAGAGAATACTAATGGCTATTCCTGAGCTAAGCAACTAGGTAAAAAGACCTATAAGGAGCTATGCATGAGAGAAGAAAACAAGAAGATATAAATGATTACTGTACAGAAAGAGATGGTTGGGTTGAGTATTAGCCCTTCTTTAACATAGCCATTTGTCTAACAGCTCTTTCGGGGGTCTGTTTAGCCCACAAAGAATCTAACCCTTGTATTGCAGCTTCTGTATAGTCTTCTTCTTCTAAAGCCGCGATCATCTTTTTAAACTTTAAAAACCCACTCATCCCTAGTTGATACACCATCGAAATAATTACCGCCTGTCTTTGCTCATTTAAATATCTGTACCAGTAGTAATGCTGTATCATATAAGTATCTATGTCTTGTAATCTTGTTCTTAACAGGTCTTCGGCTTCTTCTTTGGTAATATTAGTAAAACCATAGCCCCAAGTGATGTGACCTAAAGTATCGATATAGCCTTCAGATCTAAAGCCTTCTTCTTCCTTAATAAAATTAGTTATAAAACTGTTCCTCATTAC